CTTACTAAGTAGCAAGTGATTTATAAGCAGCAAGAGCTCCTTCTCCAACTTCGAGGAAAGATCGACCCATGTCAAGAATGGCTTGGGCTTTCAACATACCTACAGGATCACAAACTGATTTAGCACCAGTTGCAATCATTGTGGTACCCGAAGAAACATTTGGAGAACCTTCAACATTATAAACTAACTCTATATCAAATGTGTTAGTGCCGGACGAACCAGAACCACCGGTATAACCGATGGCAATGCCAGTCCAACCATCACATCTAATGTATGAAGAACTACCGGGTTGTATGAAAGACAATGAAGTCTGTTGTACAATATCGGTCCCATACTGGGAATCTTGTGACAAACGGAACTCTTGCGCACGAGGCGAAATGAGTTTCGGTGTAACTTGAATAGTTCGTTCAGCGAGTTGAGTAGCCTGCACCCGCATATGAGCAGGAAGATCCACTAAAGACGGGATATCTAACAAAGTACCATTGATAGGAAGACCTATGGCAGTTAGATACTGGGCTTGAGTAGATGCAGTAGAGGAGGATGAAGAGCCTAATTGGCCGCCCACAGTAAAGGAATGTGGGACTATAGATGAATCAGGAATATTAAACAGAGCAATTGTAACAATGCCTTGAGACGCTGTTAAAGCAGAGGTATTACGAATACGTATTCCCCAGTTAACAATTCTGTGCGAAGTAATCTTAGCATAGATGTCAGTAGCATTGTTACGAACACACGCACTATTCACATTGGTACCGTCCCGATAGACGATGTTGGCTCCATTTGTTATACTGCCTCTCGAAGAGAATGCAGAACACATGATGGATGGCAGGAAGACAACGTCTGCCTGACCACTTACGTTATTTGCTAAAGAGACAAAATCACGGAAGGCTAATGTAGCAGTGGGCGCATAATATTGATCTGGTATCCGTGCACCGATGGCGGAATCAGAGAAAGGATTAGATAATCCGACAGCATAACGCTTTGTGTCAGGTAACATACCCCCCATCATATTTCCACCACCGTTATTTACTTTGGCATTATTTGCTTTTCTGTAATTAACTAGTGCGCCGGTCCCGTTATTATACGGGTTACCATCGTTTTTATTTCCATTTCCATTTTTAATTTGTTTATTATTATTATTATTACTTTTCGAAGTCTTTCTCTTTGGTGGCATATTAAGCTCTAAACCTCTAAACGGAGCCATCGATATCTGAGATTTCATCATCAGAACTATCAACGGACTCCGTATCGGGATCCGTCCAATAGTGTTCCATAGGGACTATCGAAGGCTCCGTGTCTTTGGGTAAATCTACAATATCGATATTTAAGGAAATATCGGGTAGATCTTTTTGAGCGTACGGCAAATAAACCGTAACATATGGCCAATCCTTTATACGAGAATCTGAAGATATAGGATATAATTTCCCCTCTCCAGTATTGCGCAATATCTTAGCACTAATTTTAGGATGCTTCAAAACAGATAACTCCTCAATCAAACTGTCAAATATATCGGTCTTATGTAAAACCAATGGATCGAGTTTGATAGAGTCAAGCGAATACTTCTTAATTCCCAATCCAAGGGGAGTACTCTTCATCTGTAAAGCTATAGTTTTTG